GCAATGCCGGTAATAAGATTCTGAATCAGGTCGACGGCTGCATCGAAAATCAGCGGGATATTTTCTTTCAGACCGTTTGCAAGTGTTGTGACAATCTCCGTCACTACGGGAATCAGTTCTGGCAGCATCTGCATGATGCTGGTTGTTAGAGCTGTGATAAGGTCGAGTGCTGCACTTACAATCAGGGGAAGACTGCGGATAAAGCCCTGAATCATTCCGGTAATCAGCGTAACAGCTACATTTGTGAACTGCGGAAGGGTCTGCATCATTGCAGAAAGTATCGTCCCCATGATGGTCATGATTTTCGGCAGGATATTCCTCAGCTGTACAGAAATTGTTGTCATCAGATTGACAATTGCACTTTTCAGCACACCTTCTGCGCCGTCTTTGCCCTCAATCACTCCTGTCAGGGCAGGGAGCAGCTTGTTTGTCAGGGACTGCACCACTTTCCGGAGAGGACGGTCTAAGCCGTCGAAGATAGCCTCCTGCAATCCGGAAAATGCGGATTTCATCAGTGTGACATCTCCGGCAAGATTATCCAGCTTGACTTTTGCCATTTCTTCCGCTGCACCGTCACAGTTGTAGATAGCATCAGCCAGTTTGCTGTAATCTTCTGTAGAAGCATTGATAAGGGAAAGCATTCCGGCAACATTCTGCTTGCCGAAAATGATAGCAGCGTTTTTTAGCTGTTCTGCTTTGGTCAGCCCGTCCTCTGACTGCTCTACTTCTGCAAGGATAGTCTCATAATCTTTCAGATTGCCTTCACTGTCAAACAGTTCCGCATTACAGTCACCGAGAGTCGTGCGGAGGATGTCCACCATTTCACCGAGCGACTTCATGTTTCCGGCTTCGTCAACGAATACAGATTGTCCTTCGACCGTCTGGATTGTTCCCTGCTGTGCCTGCGTGAGTGCATCCTGCGCCTCCGTCAAGTGCCTTTCAGCGGTCTGCATATTGATTAAGGCAGTCTGTGCCTGTTTGGAGCTTTCGCCGTATTTGGCAACAGCAGAATTATAGGCAAGCTGTGTTTTTTCAAGTGCCGCTGTCTTGTCGGCTACTTTTGACTGCGCTTTTGTGATTGCCTCATCATCGAATACTCTGGTCGTTTCGCTTGCAATCAGTCCCAGCTGTGACATTGCCGCCGCCTGCTGTTTGGTCGGCTTTACCAGATTGATGATACTGTTTCTCAGCGCACTGCCAGCCTGTTCGCCCTTGATTCCGGCATTTGCCATTGTGCCGAGTGCAATTGCCAAATCTTTGGTGTTTTTAGCAGCCTGTTCTTCGTCCTTGCTCATTGTACCAATGATAGAAGCGGCATACTTAAAAGATTCACCAAGCATTCCGACATTGGTGTTCGCATTGGAAGAAGCAGCGGCAAGAATATCCGCATACCCGGCGGCATCTTCCGCCTTCAGACCTAATGCTGTCATGCTATCGGTCACAATATCGGCGACAGTGCCTAATTCTTCACCGGAGGCGGCAGTCAGATTCATGACCGGCTTAAGAGCTGCAACCTGCTGTTCTGACTTCCAGCCAGCCATAGCCATATAGGTCAGTGCATCGGCAGCTTCGGAGGATGAAAATGCTGTTGTCCGACCCATTTCTTTGGCTTTTTCGGTCAGCATTTCCAAATCATAGGAGGCTTTTGATGCCGGGTTGTGTAGTTCTTCCAGATTGTAGCCTAAAGTCGCAACTACACCGGACATTTTGCTTTCCAGTTCCGAGCCGGTCTGAATCGTGCTTGTTGTAAACTCTTTCAGCTTGTCAATACCAATTTGCAGAGCATTGGAAGCAAGATTCCCGATGAACGTACCGACAGCAACGGCAGCGGATGAAATGCCTCCGGATGCCTTTTCGGAAGTTTCGCCGACTTCCTTAACAGTCTTATCGAATTTATCAGCAGAACTTTCTGCTTCCCGGAGTGCGGATTCTTCGGAGTCAATTTCGCCGGAAAGACTGTTTATCTGTTTGGCAAGAGATTTCGCTTCTTTTGAATTTTTGCCGTATTGTGTAACAGCGTTTACATATTCAGATTTCAGCTTGTCCAGCTCTGATTTCTGGTCTTTGAGCCGTTCTGTCAACGTTTTTTCTTCTGCTGTGACATCATGAGCAGCTTTTTCCACGCTTTCGAGCTGAGACTTATTTTCTTTCTGTTTCTGACTGAGAGCCTGAATCTGGCTTGCAAGAGCTTTCGCTTCGGAAGAATCCTTTCCCTTTTCAAGGACAGCGGTCTTGTATTCTGCATTCAGTTTATCAAGCTCTTTGTCCTGTTCAGAAATTTTCTGTTTCAGCTTATCGAATGCTGTTCCGGCAGAAGATTCCGTGTTCCGGAGTTCGCTGGCGGCTTTTTCCGCATCTTCGAGCTGAGACTTATTTTCTTTCTGTTCCTGACTGAGTGCCTGAATCTGGCTTGCAAGGGCTTTCGCTTCATCGGAATCCCTGCCTTTTTCAAGTACAGCATTCTTGTATTCCGTATTCAGTTTATCAAGTTCTTTATCCTGTTCAGAGATTTCCTGTTTCAGCTTATCAAATGCAGTTTCTGACTGATTTTCAGCAGATTGCAGATTCTTCAGGCTTTGCTCCGTCTCGATAATTTCACGCTGCAAGGAATCATACTGCTGCGGAGAAACAGGATTCCCGAATTCATCAGAGACAGCTTTTGCCTTGTCTTTCAGGCTCTGCAGATTCTCTTCTGTATTCTTGATTTTATCCTGCAGCTTGCTGTATTGTTCCTGTGTGATTTCACCGCTGGAAAGCTGCTGCTTCGCCTTTTCATCCTGCGTTTTCAGCTTTTTCAGGCTCTCAACAGTTTTGTCAATTTCCTGCTGAATCGGCTCGTACTGGTTTTGCCATGCAGTATAGTTATCTTTTGTCTGCGCTGCCTGTTCGCTGGCAGTTTTCAGCGTTTCGAGCCGTTTTTCCGTATCAGCAACCGCTTCAGTCAAAAGTTTCTGCTTCTGTGCAAGCAGTTCTGTATTAGTTGGGTCGAGCTTCAGCAGACGTTCCACATCTTTCAGGTCTGTCTGTGCGGACTTGATATTTTTGTCAACCTGAGCTAATGCTTTTGATAAGCCTGTAGTATCGCCGCCGATTTCGACTGTAAATCCCTTAATTCGTTTTGATGCCATGAAGTATCACCTAGATTATTTCTGTTTCGGTCAGAATTATATCAAAATCCCCGTCAATCATAGATTTCAGCTTTTCCTGCTCCGGAGATTCAGCATCTTCGATTTCAATCCGGTGCTGAACGGAAGTTTCGTATAAATAGCAATAAAAGATATATCTCATAGCATTTTCTCCTTAGAAATTGTCAAAATCCGCCTGAGTTGCCTTATATTCATACTTGAAATCATCGTTGTCCCTTTCGATGAACATATCATCCACCATGCCGATAGTCAACAAATCAAGCTCGGTCATTGACAGACCGAGCTGTTTGCACCTCAGCAGGAAAAGAGCTGTTGTCATTTCCCGGTCAATTGGGCGATGTTTTTTTTTGATTCCGCCTGCTGTTCCGTGTTCAGATTCCAGAGTTCCAGCAGTTTCGGGAAAACTATATAAATGCTCAGCGTACTGAACTGGTCGAGCCATTCTTCAGGAGTGTCGGGAACATTATCCGGGTCAGCATGTTTCGCCATAATGAAGGCGATATTTTCAAACATTTCCAGATTATCAATGCTCAGAGAAGAAAACATGATTTCAGCAGTTTCTTCCGATTCCTTCGGATTTGTATCAGCTTCAGATTCTTCAGCTTTGGCTTCTTCGGCTTTTTCTGCATTTTTATCAATGGAGTCCTTCATAGCTGTGCGGAGCGTAATCAAATCCTTGAAAATATCTCTCCGGAATTTTGCACGGTACAGGCGGGGAACAGTCGCACTCGCACGAAACAGAACGTCCTGCTCATCAATTTTAATTCTTCTGGTAAGAGCCATTCTATATCACACTCCTTACGGATTGGTAGAGAAGTCAGGCATATAGACAGCATCATACCACTCGTCATAAACCGTGCTGTCGGTAGACGGAACAGTTTTCGCCTTGACAAGTCCGTTCGGCAGGGGAACAGCTTTCAGGGAAAGCGTATCTGTCTGCGGCGTTTTGGTGTCTTCTGTGGTCTGTCCGTTCATAGCCGGTCTGGTTGTCGAGCATCTGTAGGAAACATGGCGTGTATGCGTTTTGTCGCCGTCAAATTCCCAGAACAGTGCAAACTCTGCCGGTTCTACATTGCTCTGCTCAACCAGTACGCCATTGTTGTCCAGCTTTTCACCGAGAATATCTACAGCAAAAATCTGCGGAATCAGCGCAATTTCAAGGTCTCCTTCATAGCCGGAATTACTGCCGGTTACATAGTAAACGGTATTGTCCGCATAGAAGTTTTCGTTTTCGCCGTTTGCATCCAGTGAGAGATTGACTGCACCGGGAATTCTGACAGGTGTGCCGTAAGTGGGAGTCTGCCCATCTTCTGACCAGCTAAGGATTTTAGCGTAATGCACATTCGTCAGGCCGAATTTGACTTTGTTTTCATTAGTAGCCATTGATTAAACCTCCATCTCATAAATGACCTCATAGAGCTTTTCAGAATCTATGAATGTTTCTTCTTTTGTGTAATAGATTTCATGCGCTGTCAGCACATTTTCTATGATTTCTTCTGTTTCAGGTGATTTCAGGTCGGTGTACAGCTCGACTGCAAGCCGTTTTGACTTGAAATACATCAGATTATCTGCTGAAAACGTGTTCTCTCCGGGAGACAGGAACAGCAGAAACGGCGGTTCAGGGCTTTCACCCTCTGCAAAATGATGATAGGCATAGGGCAGACCTGTTTCAGACATCATCATACTAATTTCTTCGTAAGTCATCATAACACCTTCTCTATCAGTTCTGTCAGGAGCTGCTCGCCATGTTCTTCTGCTGCTTTGATGTGTGGTTTCGGAGAAACACTGCCGACAGTTCTGCCGCCTCTGCGGAGCGCATGACCATTTTCCAGCAAATGTGCTATCTGATATTTTCCGGCATGAACAGTGATATGCATGGCATGTCCTGTTTCTTCGGTCAGAGAAGCTTTCCAACTTTTCGCATAGTCTCCGGTTTCTTTCGGAGAAGTCTGTGCAAGTTCTGTCTTGACTGAATTTGCCGTTTTCCGGACAGCCTTCTTTACATCAGCCTCCACTTTGTCAGAATATTGATGCAGTTCCCGGACGATTGCCCCTGCCAAATTCTCAATATCGATTTTATTGGATTTTCTTCCCATATCATGCACCTGCTTT